GGCCACCAATGATCTTCCTCAGGGGCGTTGGTATCGGCAATAACGCCAGTCCAACTAGGACCACCATCACGCATAGAAGGAAACCGCCCAACACGCATCGTGCAGGCGTCAATAATACTTTTAGGAATCTCTCGCGCTTCGTTAATCCAGATGCCGGTAAGTTCCAAAGATAAGAGTTTCTTAACATCTTCTGGCCTATCAAGAGCAAGGAAGATAACCTCAAGGTCTATGTCTCCCTTTTTAATGTGATGAGTGTACGGAACAGACCAAGTAAATCTACCCCAGTCGTTTTCTGGAAACCAATCAAGCCAAGTCTTAATAGTGGTAGTTCTTAGCTGCGGGTTGGTATTACGAATAATAGCCCATCGGCTTTTGCGTATACCGCTCTCTGATTTCTTTTGAGAAAGTGCGCGGCGAAATACTTCAACACAGCAGCCAACAGATTTACCAGAACCAACTGGACCTCTTACGCCACGAAAGAAAGTATCGTCTTTCATAAAAGCCTTGAGTACGTCACCATCTGGTTTGTACTTGAAGTCAGTCATCTAAGCCCCTTGTCGACTCCAAAGCGGATCATGTTTTCTACAACCTCAGGCGCAATGCTATCTATAAGCTGATCGCATTTATAATCATCAACAAATGATTCGCCTAACTTATCAACCACATAAGCAAAATGAACCTTGCGCACTATGTTGCGCAACATGCTAAGCTCTTCTTGCTTTAAAGTGTTAGTAAAGCTCACCCTAGATCCTTATTCAAAAGCTCTTGAAGCGGCTGCCCAATACAGGGCTTAGTTTCTTCATACATAGCCTTAATCATTTTTGATTGCTCTTCATAGCTATCAGACTTTAAAACGGCGCTTGCCATTTGCTTAAAACGCCATACTTGAGTTACTTCATTCATGTTCTGTACTTCCTTACTTTGTTGGCAATAGCTTTCGGTTGAGCCACATGCTGCTTACCTGCTGCCTTACCCTTTCGTTTAGCTGCGGTTGTAGCTGCATATTCAGAAGAGCTAAGAGCAGCGATAGCCTTACTAGGAAGATAACGCTCACCTGTTTCACTAGACTTCTTGCCAGACTTGGTGCGCCACTTCTGCTTGCCCCAGTTAAGTAATGACTTCTGAGGAGCCTTCATCGGTATCCACCACCCGCAGCCTTGTATCTCTTGGCAAGTAACTGCGCTTTACGCGCCGACCACTTGCCAGCAGCAGTACCTTGAACATTAGCCGCCTTTATTCTGTTGAATAAAGACTTCCGCATCTTAGGCTTGGTATAATTATCAGCAGCATTAACCGCCATCTATCTACCTATTAAACTTTTCTTCTTTCCTGTTGCGGGGCGATAACCCTTCTTAACAGGAAACGCACTCTTATCTTCAGTACCCATTTTCTTGTCAAGGTACTGGCCTAAACGCTTACCAGCTGTAGCAACGTCAACAGAACCCTTTGCAACTTGAGCAAGTATTCGTCTAATTGAACTTGGTATCTTTGAATCAGCCATTACATATGCTTCCCTTCTTTATCCCATTTAGCCTCAATAGACTCAAGCTGCTTTAACAAGCTCTTATATCTAGGATGCTTATCCCTAATGTACTTAACCGCATTGCCAGTAACATTAACATACCTACGCTTCATCTTGTCTGACATAGGGGCATCAGGTTCGTCACGCTCAACGTCAGGAACCATCTCCTCGAACTTAGCCATCTCCTTAGAAAGCCGATCATAACGCTGCTCTACAGTTTCAGCCATAATTAGATCCAGTCGGCATTAGCAAAGAACGAGCTTGATAACCCTTTCGCTTTACATCTTCCAACTTAGGCTTATCCCTTTTAGCTTTATCCATAGCCAAAGAAGGTAACTCACCAAACTTAGGCTTCTGCTTTTCATATAACTCTTGGGCAGTAGGCCCACTACTTCCAAAACACATCAGCTTTTCTTATGCCTCCTTGCAAAGTTACGAGCAGCCTCAACAGAACCAAAGCCCCACTTCTTTAATGCCAAAGCCTTGCGAGTAGGGCGGCCCTTCTCATCCTTCATCGGCCCCTTCATGCCAGCAAACCGAGCAGCAAAAGAAACACGACGAGGATTCGTACCCTTGGGAACAGGTGCCTTTAAATTAGCGCCCTCAGTTCGCTTAAAATGACGACGACCAGCAGCAGTTAAACCACCACTAGGACTTTTGTGCTCTTTTCGCATAGCCCTTACTCTTCAATAAACTCTTCGCCCTAACATTAGACTTCTTAGTTGGGGTCTTCTCTGGCTTCTTTGAATATCTCATTTCTCACCCTTAGCAGATAAAATATTTTTTGAGAACCTTTTTTAAGAAAAATGTGAGTAGGGGATCAGTAACATAGCGTGCCCCCAGAGTTTTCCCCCCCACCCCTTACCCCAGATCAATTGAGACTTTAATGTCCCCCGCCACTTGCACCTGTGAACGATCTATAGGTTTATAGCCAGCACGATCCAACAAATCCTTGCTAGCTTCAAGCTGAACATACTCAGACTTAGCGCTCATAGCTAAGCGGCGTACTGTACCAGCAGCCAGAGTAGCACTCAATCCAAACTCTTCATTCATCCGTTGTGCTAAGTACTGCTGCACATGAGCAAGCTTCATAGTCTTGGTTGCAGTTACTCTTCCAGACTCACCAGCAGCATAGCCAGCTTCTTCAGCGGCTTGAGCTATCGTACATCCTTTTGCTACAATGGTGTCTACGAGCGCAGTCTGTTTATCAGTTAGCTTCTTAGCGGGAACCACACTACAATCCTTTCTTTTAAGCTGACGACTAACATATAACTAACTGCTGTCGTCTGTGTTTGCTAGATGCAGTAAGCTATCATAAAGAAGGATTGTTTAAACATTGGGGCTTATATCTCATTCACTAGCCCCCCTCTCCCTCTCTCCCCCCACGCTAACACTACTTCCTATGTGGCTGTCAATAGTGACGTTACGTAACTATACTAATTACCCTACGTCACACTGCATTTTACCAGTTGACAGGGCGTCCGAGCGGGCTGTCGTAAACCAAGCCCTATCGGTCTTGGCCCTTGCGGGCTTCCATCCCTGACGCATTGGCGTATCACGGCATTGAGCCATGATTCGCCAAGCAGGGTTCACAGGCCACCCTTGCAACCCGCTAGCCTACCCCAGCGTACCGATAGACATTCAGCCCCTAAGATGTGGGCTGAATAGTCTTTTAGTTGCGACTCAGTTGAGGGGGTCGCTTACACGCTCCCGCAAAGTGTTTCGACTAAACGATCATCGGAATGATGACCGTTTACCCCCCCTGTTTTTCTATGTGGGTTCGACTAATCTAAGGATAGATCAATCTCTGAGCGGGTGTAATTCCCCGCACAGGTGATTGATCATGACGCCTCAAGGCTCTGCACAATGACGCTACGTCACCTGAGCTAAAGCTCTGGCTCGGTGACGCTGCATCATTGCTGGCCCAGCAAAGCTGGCCTTCGGGCCTTGACCCGCCACCTAAGATTAGTCGTGACCACAGGCGTTCTTTTGAACAATAACCTACTAACTTATGGAGAAGACAATGATTCAAGACTCACAAAACGATATGCTAATAGATGACCTCAAGAATATTAGCCAATGGGCCTGCTGTCGTGGACATGCAGCGCTAGAACAAGAGTTAGATAAGATAATAACAACATTAGAAGAACTTCGGGCGTCGACTAGCCGTCAAAGTCAAGACTTCCCAGCAGAGCTGGCGCTTCGCGATCTTGACTTGGACAACTAGACGGCGCTTCCGATTAGTGTCGAAAGACAATAACACAACTTAATGAGAAAGAGAGAACGACATGGATAAGAAACTAGCTAAGATGATTAACTCAGACCTAAAAGCAGCTTACACAGGTGAAGATAACGTAACACTAAGCCAAGCGGTAGCGCGGCTATGTGCAGAGTTCTACGACCCACGCATGGTATTCGATAACGACAAGGGCTCGTACACAGAAGAGAATATCCACAAGTGGGAACAGATGTTCTTTTTGCAGACCATTGCAAACCACTTATGGGCTAAGATGTACGATACCCGCATGGACAAGAAGGGCTACGTCAAAGGCGTTGCTATCAAGCTAGATCGTGCAACACAGCACTTGAAGAACGTTACTGCTAAGCACGATGGCACAGAGATTTCTCTCAACGCCATTGACCAAGCCAACAACTGGCAGGACAAGCTACAAGACAAGCTCGCAATATATGACGAGCAATACCACATGTTTGCTAACATGATGGAAGTAGCAACAGGCATGGCACACAAGCCATACCAACCATGGACAACGGCGATTGATGAGGCACCAGCCGCATCAAGCGACAAAGAAGATGCCTTGGCAGCAAAGCTGGCAGAGAAAGGCATCGATCTCAAGCCGACCAGTGTTGCAAACACTGATGGCGTAGAGACGCAGGAGGTAGCGTAACAGAGAGGGGCTTCGGCCCCTTTTTTATTTGGACAGGTTCCTCTGGGGGCACGCCAAGAGGGGTGAGTGTGTGCAGCAGTAAGCTGCATGCAGTCGCCAGCAAAATCAAACTTAAAAAAGGAAAACCAAATGTTAAAAACTGTATGGATTGCTTTCGTTGCATTCTCTTCGCCAGAAGAATGCGATCAGTTTTTAAAAACCAATCCGTCACTAGCTCACGGTGAAATACAATGCGTTATTCACAAGCACGAGGTGCCGCAAGTAAAACCAAAACGAAAACCAAAAGCGT